ATTCGATTGTCTTTTGGCCTTCTTGGCCTTCTTCTTAATTTGTTTGTTACCCTTATTAGGGTTAACTTGAGCTTGTTTATTAACAGCTTTAACTATAACGATCTTCTTTTTCGCCATTTATTACCCTTCCTCCTACCAAATGCTTCGCCATACGTGGATAGAAAAACTGGGTCATAAACTACAGGGACATTACTGCCGATATGCTCAGCGGCATCCAACGAGGATGTAGCGTAACCAGTCGCTGTATAAACAGGTTTTGGGCACTCGACTAACCCGGAACTACCCGTGTAAACAGGAGGATTGGTTCCTACAAGCGGGTTGTAAACCGGCTGAGTCGACAGTAAAGTCTCAATTTGCTGTAATGAAGGATTAGGGTCCGACTCGTAGAGGGACAAAATATCCTTAATATAAGCATCTTGATTTGTAGTTAGATCCATCAAATCTAACATGTTACGCACAGCACCATACAGAGCACCAAGCGGACCAGCGGAGAAAAATCCCTTAGCTAGTCCGCTAGCCGCACGCAAAGTCTGATTCCCATAATTTACTGCGTAGCTTGCTAGTTGCGGAAACGCACCAACAAGTTTATCAGCCTCTCGTGAATACAGAATATCTGCAGCAGCACGATGCCCGTAATCGCTGTAACGAGCATAAGCGGTGTCGTGAAGTCTCGACAACGCATCTAATTGATCAATGGGCTTCATATTCCCAAACATAACACTTGTTTGAAATACACCATTGGACCTATACGGTCCTGTGTAATTCGGAATCATTTTCACCCACCACCAACTCCCACGCAACGCAACAACATCTATTAAGCATCATCTACAAATGATGCATTGCAAGTACTGGATCGTACTCGCTGCATTCATCTGCAGAACTTTCCATACCTTTACTCTTATATTGGAGCCACCGCTGCCCCCATAAGAAGGTATCAGGAAACAAATCAGGATCTGATTTTTGAAAGTGCTTATACATTTTCACCAAAAATTTAAACATTTTGTTATTCCAACAATGATTAATCATATGAGAGCCAAGCGCACTCGCTAAGTTCTCTTTCTTAATTCGTAACAAATTTTCAACATGTTTAGTGATACGTTTCGGATACGCTTTAACAACACCTTCCTCAATCTTAAATTCAGTACTAAAAAACTCACTTCCATGAAAGGGAGTCGTTTCGTAGGTCAATTTAAAACCAAGTTTTAAGGCTTCATCAACGTATTTATCAACCAAAGTCATATCTTCAAACGCCTGCATAGTATCATCACCACCACCGATGAATGGATACTTATCTGCATTACATATGTCAGC